CCACCCTCCAGGCAGCCCGCGATGCGTTCGCGTCCGAGCCCGACCCGACGCCGGACCCGGAGACCGAGCCCGCTCCCTCCACCGACCCCGAGCCGGGCGCGGTGACCGCTGCTGCGGCGCCCGCTCCGGTCGTGCCCTCGGTGGCGCAGCTCGCGCCGCAGGCGGCCCCGCAGACGCCCCCGGCCCCCGAGCGGCGCGGCTCCTTCACGATGCAGCTCACGCCGGACGGTGCGGGCGCGATCGGGAAGCGGTACGGGGACGAGACGAACCTCAGCGAGATCACCCGGGCTGTGGTCAAGTCGTTCCAGACCTACGGCCACGGCGGCGGCGGGACCGGCGCCAAGCGCGCCATCGCGCAGCTCACCCGTGAGCGGGCCGAGGGCTTCGAGCTGATCAAGTCCGAGGCGGCCGACTACGTCACGGTCCAGAAGATGATCGCGGAAAGCCGCCTGGAGGGAGGTTCCCTCCTCAGCGCGTGGCAGGCCGGGTTCAAGCAGACCCAGTCCCTCACGGCGGCTGCGGGCTGGTGCGCCCCCTCGGAGCAGCTCTACGACCTGTGCGCCCTGTGGAGCATGGACGGCATGCTCGACCTGCCCACCGCGCAGGCGCGCCGGGGCGGCTTCAGCTACTTCAGCAACACCCCCACCTACGCCGAGCTCCAGGCGTCGACCTCGTTCACGGTCCTCACCGAGGCCCAGGTGATCGCGGGTACCGAGAAGAACTGCGCCGAGATCCCCTGCCCCACCCCGACCGAGATGCGGCTCGACGTCGCGGTCACCTGCATCACCGGGTCGTTCCTCCAGGCGGCGGGATTCCCGGAGCTGGTGGAGACCTGGGTGGACGGTCTCCTGACCAACCACGCGCACAAGCTGAACCAGATCATCATCGAGCGCCTCGTGGCGCGCGCCGGCGCGGCGATCGTCATCCCGGCCCAGGGCACCGTCACGGGCACCGGCGCGGCCGGTCTCGCGGCGGACTCGTCTGCGGTGGCCTCGGTCCTATCCGCCGTGGACCTCGCGGCGACCGACCTGCGCTACCGCGACCGCATGGCGCGCAACGCGACCTTCGAGGTCGTGCTCCCGCTCTGGGTCCTGACCCAGTTCCGGGCCGACGTCATCCGCAAGAACGGCTGGGACCCGCAGAACGCGGCGTTGGCCGATGCCCAGCTCGTGGCCTGGTTCAGCGCCCGCAACATCCGCCCCCAGTTCGTCTACGACTGGCAGGACTTCTACGCGGGCGGTGCGGGCGGCGGCCGTCCCGGCGACCCGGCGGTGCCGCTCACGGCGCTGCCGACCACGGTGGACTTCCTGATCTACCCGGCCGGTGCGGCGGTGCTCGCGCGCCAGGACGTCGTGACGCTCTCCAACGTCTACGACTCCACCAACCTGACGCAGAACCTGTTCACCCGGCTGTTCTCGGAGGAAGGCTTCGGTCTGCTCTTCCCCTGCGGCCAGATCCGCCGGTACACCGCCCAGACCTGCCCGTCGGGTGCGACCGCAGCCCAGGTCTACACGTCCTGCGCCGCTCCGGTCCTTGCTGCGGGCTGATCCTCCCCTACCGGCCCCGCCCGCTCCCGTCGTCCATGTGGCGCGGGCGGGGCCTTCCTCTGAAGGGAGGGACGACACATGGCAGGGATCATCAGCAACGGTGAGCTGATCAGTTCACCGGCACCCGGCCGCCAGCGGTACGGGCTGTTCTCGGTGGCGCCCCCGCTCGACGACCTGGACACGCGTGGGATCGGCTCGGGCTTCCAGTTCGCGGCCGAGGACTGCGGCCTGGTCCGGGCTTATGACGCGAACTGCGCCACGCACCCGGTGAAGACCTTCGACGAGGGTCTTGCGTACATGGAGGCAGTGCCGTACTGGGTGTACGCCACCCGCAAGTGCGGCACCGTCGGCACGTCCGCCACGGAGATCGCGGCGTCGGTCCGGCGCCGCCTCGCGGCCGGTGAGCAGCACGCGGTGGAGTCGCAGTTCTGGGGCGGCACGGCGGTAGCCTCCGATCCGAACCTCATCGGCACCCCCGGCGTGGTGACGGTTGTGCCCTCGGGTGACGGTGCGGGGGCCGCCATCGCGGCGCTGGAGGACGCGTTCTACGACGACTACGGGTACACCGGGGTCATCCACGTCTCCATGCGCGCGTACGCGGCGCTCACCTACGCCGACGTGGTGGAGTCCCAGGGGGGACGCCTCATCACCCCGATGGGCTCCAGCCTGGCCTTCGGCGCCGGGTACGGCATCGCGGGACCGGGCGGCATCGCGCCGGAGGCCGGGTCCGTGTGGGCGTTCATGACGCCTCCGGTCACGATCAGGCGCTCCGCCGTGATCCAGCCGGACGTCACCGCCACCATGGACCGGGTCCACAACCAGTGGCTGGCGCTCGCGGAACGGGTCTACGCGCACACGTGGGCGTGCCCGGTCGTGTACGCGGTACAGGTCCCGGTGGCCGCTCCGGCTGTCGTCACCCTGGCGGCGCCGTGACTGGCCGTGTGACCGTCGTACCGCCCCCGGGCGCGCTCGCGGAAACGGCGCGGGCGCTGCTGGAGCTGGCCGGGGACACCCCGGAGATCGTCCGCACCACGCGGGGCGGGACGGAGTTCACCGTCCCCGCCGCGCTGGCGGAGCTGTACCACCAGGCCGTGACCGGGACCCCGGGGACGGCACCGAAGCGGCGTGCGCGACCGCGCGCGAAGGAGGAGTGAGCCATGGCCACTCGCTGTGTCAAGCTGGCGCGCGCGTCCCGCATGCGCCTGACGCGTCTGGACGCCTGCGGTACCCCGGTGCCGGGGCCGACGGGAACGCTGGTCACCGACGGTTTCATCAACGTCGACGGGGCGCCGAACTACCTGGACCCGGAGGAGATCACCCAGCTCAACGCCAACGGTGACCTCTGCATCGACGACCAGGGACGCCCCGCGCTGCGGTGGATCGACCTGACCATCGTCATGTGCAACATCGACCCCGACGCCTTCAGCATCATCACGGGCAACCCGCTGGTGGTCGACGACGCGACGCCGACCACGAACACCGTGGGCTTCCGCCTCAACGGGGAGCTGACCGGCACGGCCAGTTTCGCGATGGAGCTGTGGTCCGGCGTCAACGGCGTCCCCTGTGACGCGAGCGGCGACAAGCCGTACGGCTACTGGCTGTTCCCGTACGTCGTCCAGGCGCGCATGGGTGAGTGGTCCATCGCCAACGCGGCGCTGACCCTGACCATGACGGCCCGCACGTCCACCGGCTCCGGCTGGGGCACCGGCCCCGACTCGTACCTCGTGCGCGGGGACGCGGCCACGGGCACGCCCGAGAAGATCCTCACGGCGATCGACGACACGGACCACCTCCACTTCGAGACGGTGACCGTGCCTCCGCCGGCTGCGGCCTGCGGCGCGACGGCCCTCGCGGCCTGATCCGTACGAGACCGGGAACCCTGCCGACTTGCACTCGGCAGGGTTCCGCTCACAGAGGGACAGCGCATTGCCACTCGCCTTCTACCGTGAAAAATACTGGTACCCGAACGGGTCTCCGGCTGCGGGGCAGAAGCTGTTTGTGTTTCCGCGTAATTCCCAGTCCTTGGAACCTCTGTATTCCGACGCGGCGGGGACAATCCCTATTCCGAATCCCGTGACCCTTCCCGCCAATGGAGAAGCGGAATTCTGGTGTGAGAATGGGGATAAATGGGGGTTCTGTAATGGGCAATCCTTTTACCTGGTCATCGACACGGACCCGGCACTGACCCGCGTCTGGCCAGCCACCTTCGTGCATGATCATCCCGTGGCCGAACCGGTGTGGACCGTGGACCACGGCTTGATGTCCAAGCCGGGTGTGACTGTGCTCGATGCGAACGACCAGATCACCCAGGGCGACGTCGACTATGTGGACGACAACTCCCTGACCATCACGTTCGGCGGTCCCATCGCGGGCACCGCCTATCTCAGGAGGTAGCCCATGCCGGGTGTGCAGTTCGCCAACCAGATCGACATGAACGGGTTCAAGGTCACCGAGCTGGGGCCCGGCACCGCCGGTACCGACGGGGTGAATCTGGATCAGCTCAACGCGGCCGTAGCCACGGCCGCTCTCCACAGCTACGCGGCGGACATCGGGGACGGCACCGCCACCACGCTCACCGTGACCCACAGCCTGGGCACGCTCGACGTACAGGTCCAGGTCTACGCCAAGGCGACCGGACAGAGCGTCGAGATCGACGTGATCCGCACCAACCCCAACGTGGTGACGATCGGCTTCGGCACCGCCCCCGCCGCCAACGCGTACCGCGTCCTCGTGGTCCCGGTCCGTCCGTGAGCGCACGCCGGTTCGCGCACCTGGCGCGGCTTCTCGGGCTCGGTGCCGACCCGGCCGTCACCACGGGCGCGGGGGACCTGTGGTGGCGCACCGACCTGTCCCAGCTCCACGGCGCCGACGCGACCGGCCCCGTCCCGCTCGGGCCCACCGGCAACGCGCCGGTGATCCGGTCCGGGGCGTGGCACGGGTTCCCGGCCTATGGTGCCAACACCGCCGCCAACGTGCCGGACGGGAGGCTGTTCGCCATTCCGTTCTGGCCCGGCCGTTCGGTCACGGTCACCGGGATCGCGGCCAACGTCACGCTCGCGCTGGTCGGAGGCAACATCCGCTTCGGCCTGTACGCGAACGCCGGGGCCGTGCCGGGGAACCTGATCGCGGACTGGGGCACCGTCGCCACGGGCGTGACCGGAATCCGCTCCGTCACCGGCCTGTCGGTCGCGGTGCGGCCCGTGCTGCACTGGCTGGTGGTGGCACGGCAGGGCGGTCTGCTCAACCTCGGGCTCAGCTCACGCGCCAGTTGGGATCCGCTGGTCTCGGAGACCACGCCGACCATCGGTGCTGACCTCAACGCGTACTACCGCGACGGGGTGACCGGGGCCCTGCCCGCGTCGTACGGTGCGGTGGCGGGCAGCATTCAGGGACCGTCCCTGTCGGTACAGCTCAACTGAAGGAGGGCCGCGATGCCGGTCGTGGAACCAGGGCCTGCGGCGACCGCCGCCGTGCCGGGCCCGTGCGTGTGGCCGATCGACGTGTCGTGCGACGCGGCGTGGTCCTCGTACACCCCGGAGCAACAGGCACGCGCTACAGCGCTGGCCGTGTATGTACTCGACGCCCTCACCGGGCGCCAGTTCGCCCAGTGCCCCGTCACCGTGCGGCCGTGCGGCCCCTCGTGCGGGCTGTACAGCGGGTACCAGACATTCCCCGCCGGTGCGCCCTCGGGGACGGTGCCGGGCCCGTGGATGAGCCCGTACGTGGCCAATGGGACCTGGCGCAACTGCGCCTGCGCGGGCGGGTGCGACTGCGCCCCCGCGTGCCGGGTCGACCTCGGGGTTCCGGTCGCCGCCATCACCGAGGTGAAGGTCAACGGCAACGTTCTCGACCCCGCCTCGTACGGCCTCGTGGGCCAGTGGCTGGCGCGCACCGACGGGGGCCCGTGCTGGCCCGCGTGCCAGGACCCGTCCCGTCCCGACACCGAGGACGGCACCTTCTCGGTGACCTTCCAGCCGGGGCGCCCGCTTCCGCTCGCGGGTCAGATCGCGGCCGGGGCGCTGGCCTCGGAGTTCGCCAAGGCGTGTGCGGGTGCGGCGTGCGGACTCCCGGCGCAGATCGCGTCCCTGTCCCGCCAGGGCGTGGATGTCGAGTTCGTCGACCCGCAGACGGTCTTCACCGACGGCCGCACCGGCATCCGTGAGGCGGACCTGTTCATCACCGCCGTCAACCCGTACGGCCTCAAGCGCCGCGCCCGCGTCATGTCCCCCGACCTCCCCAGGCACCCGGTGGTGTACCCGTGACCCCCTTCGAGATCGCCGGTGTCCTCGTCTCCTGTCTCGACGCGGCCTACGAGGACGACGCGGGGAAGCCCGCAGAGATCTGCCACCGCCCCGGCAGCGAGGTCCGGCTCGACTTCGGCACCGCCGAGGATGAGTGCTGCGCCGGGCTCGGCTGGGTGCGCATCACCGAGATCGCCCCGGTGGTGGACCCGGACGAGGCGCAGAACGCCGGGTACAACCCCTGCGACACCACGGGGCGGCGGCTCACGCTGGAGCTGGGGGTGGCCCGGTGCCAGCCCTTCGGCACCGCCGCGAAGGGCCCCTCGTGCGAGGACTGGACCACGCTTGCGGCGCGCATCGACACCGACGCCGCCCGCATGCGTCGGGCCGTGTGCTGTACCGACGCTGTGTTGACCGGCAACAGCGCGGTGTACCGCATCCTGCCCGGTGCCTGGACGCCGCTCGACTCGTCCGGGGGCTGCACCGGCGGCACCCTGACCGTGACCGTGTGGCTCGATTGCCAGGAGTGTTAATTGAAAACCGTACAGATCAAGGTGCTGACCAGCTTCAACGGTCTCCAGGCCGGGAGCACCGGCATCGTGGACGACACGGCGCTGCTGCGCGCCTACGAGCGGGCCGGGCTGGTGGAGGTGAACGATGGGCCGGATCAGGATCGACAGGGCCGACCTGCGAAGGGCGATCCGGGGCGCGAGCATGAGCGAGCTGCGGACCGTGGGACCGCAGGTGGTGAACCGGGCGAAGGTTTTGGCTCCGGTGGATACGGGGAGACTCCGCGCGAGCATCGGGCCACCGGTGTACAGCCGGACATGGACCCTGCGCCCGCAGGTGACAGTGGCGGCTGATGTCAGTTACGCGAAGTACGTACATGACGGCACGCGCCCGCACATCATCCGGCCCCGCACTGCGCAGGCGCTCCGCTTCCGGGTCGGCAACCAGATCGTGTACGCAAAGATCGTCCACCACCCCGGGACCCGGGCGCGCCCCTTCCTGGACCGGGCCATCGCCCAGGTGACAGCGGGGCGCGGCTACCGCATCAGCGGGGACTGACCGGTCTCGTATCCTCATGACATGGACGACACGACACAGCGCGCAGCCTTTCCCTTCGGGGACACCGAACTGATCCTGGCCCGGCCCACGGACAGCCAGCTCTTCGCACTCGCGCTCTCGCGCGCGGGCAGCGACGCCGAGACCAGCCGCACCGTGCGCCGGGTTCTGCGCGTGCTGGAGAAGCTGGCCGGACCCGAGGCCTGGGAGAGCGTGGTGGAAGAGGCTCTCATCGAGGGCACCGTCCACCCCGAGGAACTCATGCGTGTGGCCGAGGAGTTGGTCAAGTTCCAGTGGGACGAGGTACTCCCCGCTCCGGAGCCGATTGAGACCCAGGCGGTCGAGCCCGTTGCACATGGGTGGGACCGGGCGCCCCGCCGTGTCTGAGTTCCGCGACGCCGCCTTCCACTCCGGCCCCTTCACCGTCACCGTGCGCGGTGCCGACTACACCATCCCGGCCCGCAACGCGGCCCGCTGGATGACGATGCTGAGCCATCCCCACTGGGCCGTGGAAGTGCTGTACAGCCTCACCCCCGAGTCGCGCGGACGCTTCCTGGACCACGCGGAAGAGGGCGACGCCGACGGCCCCTACCTCAGCGAGATGGCCCGCGAGCTGCTGTCCCGGGCGGCGGGATGCCCGTGGTGGGAGGCGGAGCGGCTGGCCTCGTACGCGCTCTCGCCGGAGGCGCTGGGGGCGCTTCTGCTGAAGGGGCTCGACCCGAACCGGCTGACTCTCGCCGCCTTCCTCGCGGCCATGCGCTCGCTCATCATGAGCGGACTGCCCGACACGGACCGCATGCGCATGGAGGCGGAGTTGGCCATGGTGCCGCCCGAGGCTGTGGCGCAGCAGCCGGAGGAAGACCTGACCTCGGTGGTGGAGCGCCTGCGGGGCATGCCCGGCGTGAGCATCGGGTGAGACACTTCCCCCTGAGAGGGAGGTGAGCGGATGTCCTCCGAGGCCGTGGTCAACCTCGTCGTCGACGCCACCGGGGCCGACCGGTCCATGCGGGCCCAGCTCGTACGTATCGTCAACGATGCCGAACGGCGTGCCCCCACGGTCGACCTGCGCGTGGACCTGGACACGTCCCGGCTCCGGCGCACCATCCAGGAACAGGCGCTCTTCAGCCGCAGCCAGCTTCAGAGCCAGCTCGGCGATCTGGGAGACGTCCTCACCGGCGCTCTGGACCGCAACTTTCAGACCCTTGCGGACCGCATGAGCAGCCTGGACACACGGCTGAGCGAGATCGGGTTCAGGTCCGAGGAGACCAACAGTCACCTGGTCAGCCTCGGTCATACCCTGCGTGAGGTCGGGGAGGCGGGACGCAGCGCCGGAGACAGTTCGGACGGGCTGCGTCGCATCGGGGACGACGCGGACGAAGGCAACGACCATGTCGGCCGCCTGCTCAGCACCTTCAGCGGGTTCGCGCGCGCGGGCCTGGGCGTCGCCGCCACGAGCGGGAAGATCCTCTCGTTGGCCTCGGTGGCGTCCACCGCTGTACCACTGGTCGCGGGCCTGGTGGCCGAGATCGGCAACATGGCGCCGGCCGCAGCCGTCGGCGTCACCGCGCTGGTCGGCGTCACTGCCGCCACCCAGACGCTCAAACTGGGCCTGAGCGGGGTCAGCGACGCCGTGTCCGAGGTCTTCGCACTCAAGCAGGACCCGAAGAAGCTGCAAGAGGCGCTGGCCAACCTCAGTCCCAACGCCCAGAAGTTCGTCGGCGTCCTCCAGGGGATGCGCCAGGGATTCCTGGACCTGCGCCTGGACGTACAGGACCGGCTGTTCAAGGGCCTGGACGGCACCCTCAGGACTGTCGGCGCGGCCACCCTGCCCGCCCTGAAGCGCACCACCGAGGGGTTCGCCGACTCGTTCAATCGCATGGGCAAGGACGTCGGTGCGACCGCCACCCGGCTCGGCAGGGACGGCACGCTGGGAAAGGCGCTCGACGGGAGCCGTGTCGCGTTCCAGAGCCTGGAGCGCATCCCCGGTCAGGTGCTCAACGCGATCTTCAAGCTCGCGGCCGGGGGCAGCCCTGGGCTGAAGCGGGTCACCGACGGGATCGCCCGCGTGGCCGACTCCCTCACCGGCAAGCTGGACAGGGCGGCGAAGTCGGGTGCCCTGGAAAAGGCTGTCGAGGGGGCTATCGACACGATCAACCAGCTCGGGCGGGTGATCGGCAATGTCTTCGGCGGTCTCGGCAACATCCTGAGCGTGGCTCAGACCTCGGGCAACGGGCTGTTCGGGACCCTGGAGAAGATCACCCAGGCGTTTCAGGACGCCACCGCGACGGACGCGTTCCAGGACACCCTGAACGCCCTCATCGCACTCGGCAGCGACCTCGTGTCCAGTGTGCTCCCGCTCCTGGGGCAGGCGCTGGCCGCCCTCGGTCCCGTGGTGCAGACCCTGGTCCCGCCGGTGCAGACACTCGTGGCGCTCCTGGCGGACCGCCTCTCCGACCTCATCGCGGTGCTGGCCCCGCTCTTCCAGCAACTTGCGGACAATGCCGGGCTGCTCCTCACCGCGCTCACGCCGCTCGTGGACGAGGGCATCAAGGCTTTGGTCGAGTCGCTGCCGTTCCTGTCCGATCTGTTCACCCAGATCTCCGGCCTGATCGTGGAGCTGACGCCGCTCATCGCCCAGCTCGCGCCGCTCATCGGCACGACCCTGGTCGGGGCGATCGTGATCCTGGTGGAGGCGGCGGCGTTCGTCACGGCCACCCTGACCAACATCGTCTCCGCCGTGAAGGCGGTCATCGACGTGGTCGTCGACTTCGTCTCCACCCTGATCGGCATCGCGGGCCCGGCCATCCAGCTCATCGGCAACCTGTTGTCCGGCAACTTCTCCGCCGCGTGGCGCAACCTCGGGAACATCGTCGGACAGGTCGGCGCCTTCATCGGCAACACCGTCACGACCTTCGGGAACCTCATCGTGACCGTCGTCAACCGTCTGGTGTCGCTGCTGCCGAGCGGTGCGCAACGCGCCTTCCGCGGCTTCGTGAGCGCCGCGAAGAGCGGCGTGGCAGACACCCTCGCGGCGCTCGGCACCCTGGGCTCGCGCGCGGTGGGGATCATCGGCTCCTACGCGGGCGCCTTCTACAACGCGGGCCGCTCCCTCCTCAGCTCCTTCGTGAGCGGCATCAAGTCCATGATCAGCTCAGCGATCAGCGCCGCGAAGAGCGTGGTCGGCGCCGTGACCGACTTCCTCCCCGGCTCCCCGGCCAAACGCGGCCCCCTCTCCGGCCGTGGCTACTCGCTCTACCGGGGCATGTCGCTCAGCCAGGACTTCGCGCGCGGCATCCTCTCCAGCGGGGACACGGTCGACCGGGCCATGGCCTCGCTGGTGGGACGCTCCACCGCGACACTGCCGGGGCCGTCCCTCGGTGTGGCCGGGTCGCTCGGTTCCGCCACGTCGCTGCTGTCGGCCCCGAGGACGAACGTCACCGCCAGCATCGCGGCCCCCAACGTCTCGGTGTACATCGGCAACGACCGCCTCACCGGCTACATGCAGCGGATCGTGGAAGACAACAACCGCAAGCGCGACCGCCTCGCGGCCCAGGGAACGGGACGGTAGACCATGCCACTGACCGGAACCGTGGACGCGGCCAACGCGCGCATCGACCTCTTCGTCGACTTCACCGCCACGCCGGGCTCGCAGGTGCGCGCCACACTCACCCGCCACGTGGGATCGCTCACCGCCCCAGGCGAGTACGTGCGCGGCCTGGACGACGCATTGCTCCTGGGGCAGAAGGCGTACGTCTCCGACCACGAGGCCCGGCTCGACGAACCGGTCTGGTACACCGCCACGGCGGATGACGGCTCGGTCATGACCGCCGGTCCCTTCACCGTCCCCGGCAACGGCCTGGTGTGGATGAAGGACCCGGGGCGGCCGTGGGCGGACCTGTCCCTGGACCTGTGCCTGACGCCCTCGCGCGATGACGAGGACTGCGGCCCCGTGCTCCAGCCCCCGCTGGCCTGGGTCGGCTTCACCGACCGGGTGCGGGCGGCGGACGCCGGACTCTTCCCTGTGCTCGACCGTGAGCGTCCCGCCGACGTCTACGCGCGCCGCAAGGACATCACTACGTCGGCCCGCTTCCTCAGCCGCACGCGCGCGAGCATCGACGACGTCTACGACCTCTACACCGTGGGCGGCCCGCTGCTGATCCAGGTCCCGGTCGTCTACGCCATGGACTACCCACGCTCCCAGCGCGACCGCTACTACCAGCCGGACGATCTGACGGAGTCGGTGCTGGGCCAGGACCAGCGCAAGCCGGCGCGTCTGTGGAGTGTTCCGCTCACTGCGGTCGACGCTCCCGTGGGACCGCCGCAGGGGACCGACACCGCCAACTGGTGCGTCCTCGCGGAGACCTACCCCACGATGGGTGACTACACGGCGTCCGGCTACACCTGGGCCGACGCGGCGGCCGGGATCGCGTCCGGCCCCGAGCCGCTCGGCTACGGCGACGGACTGTACGGCGCAGGACTCTACGGAGGCTAGATGAGCATCACTGTCCCGGTCATCGGGTCCTCGGGGTGGGGAACACCCCTCAACACCGCCCTCTCCACACTGGGCGAGACCGCCTTCAACCCCGGCGACCTCGGGTTCCAGGCCTGGAACTTCCACCCGTGGCACGCAATCGCCTTCAGTGGCACGGCGCCGGTGAGCGGCACCGTGGTGATGATGCGCCTGCCGACCCTGTCGCGGGCACTCACCGTCAACGGCACCTACCTCTACCGGGCTGCGGCTGCGGCCGGGCTCACCGCCGCCTACACCGGGCTGTACACCAGCGCCGGGGCGCAGGTCGCAGTGAGCGCCAACACCACCGGCGCGTGGGGCGCGGTCGGCATGCAGCAGACCGCCTTCACCGCGCCGTACGCGGCGACGGCCGGGCAGTCCCTGTACGTCGCGATGCTCTTCGCGGGCACCACCCCGCCGCAGATCGCCGCCGCCCAGAACGCCAACCACCAGAGCCTCATCAACGGGACCAACGCGGTCGCGACCGCCCTGTGGGCGACCGGGCCGACGGCCCAGACCACCCTTCCCGCGAGCATCACCATGGCCTCGCGCACGGCGCACGTGACCGCGCACTGGGCCGGGATCTACTGATGCTCACCGGATCGGCACTGTACGAGGCGGCATACCCGTACCCGCACCGGCGGGTCGCGGTGGTCACCGTGCGCACCCCGGACGGCACACTCCTGGCGGAGGACGTGCCGGTGCAGACCGGGTCCGTGTCGGCCCAGCTCCAGTCGCGGGTGACCCGGTCCGCGACCTTCACCCTCAGCGCCGAGTGGATGCCACTCACGTCCGCCGACGTCTTCAGCCCCCACCGGGCGATCGTCCAGATCAGCGCCGGGGTCGGCTACCCGAACGGGGACCGCGACCTGTTCCCGGTCTTCACCGGCCGGGTCTACAGCGCACGCCTGGGGGCCGACGGGGAGGTCACGTTCCGGGCCGACGACCTGGCGGCGGACGTGGTCGTCGACGACTTCGAGCAGCCCTACGCCTCGCAGCAAGGGGCGTCCGCCGTGGCCGAGATCAGGCGCATGATCTCGGACGCGTACCCGCACGCGGTGTTCGGCCCCGACGACGTGGACGACGCGCCGGTCCCGCGCCTGGTGTGGGACGACGACCGGGGAAAGGCGCTCGACGACATGGCCTCCGTCCTTGAGGCGCGCTGGTACACCCTGGGCAACGGCAGCTTCGTGGTGCGCAGGCTCGACTACGACGGCATCACCGTCCTCGGCTCCCTGACCGACGGTCCCACGGGCACCCTCACCTCGGCCGACATCGAAGTCACCGCCGACGGGGTGTACAACAGCGTCGTCGTGCTGGCAGACCGGCTGGACGGGGACACCCCCATCCGCGCGGTGGAGCGTAACCTCAACGCGGTGGACTCGTACGTCTACGGTGGCGACTTCGGCAAGCGGGTGCTCAAGCTGCGCCTCCAGACCGCCACCACCCCCAACGAGGCGCAGCGCGCTGCCCGCTCCCAGCTCGCGGCCCACGGGGCGCTCGTGCGCCAGTGGGCGATGGACTGTGTCCCCGACTACCGCATCGAGCCCGGTGACACACTGGACGTGTCGTGGCGGGGCCTGAGGGACACCCAGATCATCGACTCCGTCACCTACCCGCTGAACACGGGTGAGGCCATGTCCCTGTCGGGCCGCAGCCGGATCGAGTCCGCACCCACCCCCTAGGCTGAGCGGGACGACGGGAGAGACCATGAAGAGAACCGAATGGCGCGGTTACCCCGTGCCCGAGTGCGACCCGCCCCTGGTGAAGGATGCCAGCGACATCGCCCAGCTACGCGACCTCGCGCTGGCGATCGACGCCGACGCGCAGGCGCGCAGCGACTCGATCGTGCAGTTCTGGGAGAAGCCCGACGCCGCCGGCATGACCGGGTCGGCGTCGGGCTTCCCGTTCCCCTTCCTCACGGCGACCCACACGCAGTTCGTCGTGCCGTACGACACGGTGGCGTTCGACAACTCCGGCACCGGCTCGCTCACCGACATCCCGCGCAACGGGTTCGTCACAGTGGAGCGGGGCTGGTACGTCTTCACCGCGATGGTCCGCATCCTCGGCAACCCCGGCTTCTTCACCCAGCTCGGCATCCGCTTCCTGCGCGCGGGCGTGGCCACGTCCGAGGGGCGGCACTACGAAGGCGCGGGCGAGTACCTCGGCACCGAGCTGGCGTACAACGCGCTGGAGATCATCCCCTGCAACGCCGGTGACCTGGTCCAGACCCAGATGACCTTCGGTCCGACGGGCAACTCGGGCACGGTCAACCTGGGCGTGCGCGCGGGGATGCTCCAGATCCGCAAGCTGGACGTCTGATGGGTGTCCTCGGGGTCACACAGCAGCTCAGCGGGATGATCGGGCAGTACGCCCACACCCGGCCCGGGACCGTGGTCCTGGTCGATCCCTTCCTCGCGACCGTCGACGTGGGCGGGACCGAGTTCCGCGCTGCCTACACGCGCCAGTCGGCGCCGAAGATCGGCGACGTGGTCGTGCTGACCCGGCAGAATGCGAGCTGGTTCATCATCGGCACTACGTCGACCACCGGTGGTAACGAGGTGGCCAACCCTTCCTTCGCGCTGGCGGACGACAACACGTCGGTCCCGCTGAACTGGACGATTTACAGACAGTCGGGCGTGAGCGACGTCAAGGTCATTCCGTACGCCAAGGCGGTGGAGGGGGACACAGCACTGGCCGTGGACGGGGGCTCGGGCGCCTCGGTGACGTTCGTGTACAGCGACCCCATCGCGGTACTGCCGGGCCAGATCTGGACGCTCAGCGCCTATGCCAACGGCGACTACGGCAGCGCCACCCCGAACACCGCCGCCTGCGCCCTGCGCGCGTTGTGGTTCAGCTCCAGCTCCGCCCTGTACCCGACCACGTCCGACCCGGACACCACGGTCCAGAACATCACCAACATCCCCGAGGGGGACCGTATGCAGCTCCTCAGCGGGAACGTCACCGTGCCCGCCAACTCGACGACCCTGCGCGTGGGCCTGCGGACCGCGCTCAACGCCTTCACCGGCGCGCGCTGGGACTGGGCAACCTGCCGGCGGGCATGAGAGGAGATGACCGATGACCCTGACGACCCCTCGCGGTTACCCTTACGCCGAGTACACCGACCCGATGAACCCGGCCGGGAACATCCAGGCCCTGGCGACCGCAGTCGACACGGACATGCAGACCCTGTACGACCGGGTCAACGCGGGCAAGCACCAGCCGACCTGTTACCTGCGCGCGCCTTTCACCACGCTCCAGGCGGTGGCTGCCAACACCAACGTGTTGGCGACCTACACGACCGAGGTCGTCGACACCGACAACATGGCCAACCTCGGCACGTCGAACACCACGATCAACATCACCCAGACCGGTATCTACCTGGTCACGGGCACGATCACGCTCAGCTCCCCCGGATCGCCCAACAACGGCTCGATCGGCATGTGGCTGGAGAACAACGGCACCGGCGGGCTCGGTCTGTTCGCCCGTTCCTTCGGCTTCGCGGCGTCCACGGTCAACACCAACGGGCTGACGGCCGCGATGGTGATCTTTCTACAGTCGGGCAGCAACATCCAGATGGTCATGCGGCAGACGTCCTCGGTCACGTACCAGTCCAGCTCCCGCCACCTCTCCGTGACCCGACAGTCGGTGATGTAGATGCCTGCCCTGACCCCGAACCGGGGCTACCCCTACCCCGTGGCAGGCGACCCGGGCCGGGTCCCGGAGGCGATCAAGGCGTTCGCCGACGCGGTCGACCTGGACATGCAGGCGCTGGCCTCGTCCATCAACCAGCGCCCGATGGTCAAGGTCAGCTCCCGCACGGTGAAGCAGACGTTCCCCCCGCGCACCAACACGGAGCTGTCCTTCGACTTCGTCGACATCGACACGCACGGCGCCGCCAACCTGAGCGCGCAGCCCACCCGGATCGTGCCCAAGCTCAGTGGCTGGTGGTACTGCTGGGCCGCCGTGACCCCGTCGAACTCGACCTTCACCACCTCGCGCCAGCTCCAGCTCCTGCGCAACGTGAACGAGTCGATCTCGTGGAACTCGCCCAACTACTTCGCCCAGTCCCCGGCGCTGCATGTGATCCACGTGTCCGGGGTGGGCTTCATGAACGGCACCACCGACAGCTTCTCGGCCCGCCTCAACCCGGCCGGTCCGAGTGACGAGACCATGTTCGCCACGCTCAAGTTCATGGCGGCATTCCGCATCTGGGGACCGTAGGAGGACCCATGTCCAAGGAACAGCTCGACGACCTCATCGAGCGCGCGGCACGCACCTTCGTCCAGTCGGCCGTGCCCGCGATCCCGGTCGTCACCCTGACCGACTGGGGCACCATCCGTGCCGGGCTCGCGGCCGGCGCCGTGGCCGGGGGTGCTGCCGTACTGAGTGCCGCCGCGTCGTGGCTGCGGTCGCGCAGGGCGTAGGCCCGATACGATGAAGACCCCGCGCGGTAGCTGCCGCCGGGGTCACGGAACAAGGGAGTGATCCTTGAACACGTTCAACTCTAGCGTCCCGGCAGTGCCTGGGGATAGTGGGCCACTTGTCTTCCCGGTCACCGGACAGCCCATCCGCACCGTGGTTGTGGACGGTGAGCCCTGGTTCGTTGCGGCCGACGTCTGCGCCGTACTCGGGATCGGCAACAACCGGGACGCGGTCGCACGGGTCGACGATGGGGACAAGGGTGTCGGTACTGTCGACACCCTTGGCGGCCCTCAGCAGATGGTTACGGTCAACGAGTCGGGTCTCTACGACCTGATCCTGGACAGCCGTAAGCCCGAGGCCCGCGCCTTCCGGAAGTGGGTCACGTCTGAGGTGCTGCCGTCGATCCGCAAGACCGGCCAGTACGCGGTGCCCAAGTCGGAGCTGGAACTCGCCCGCGACTACGTCCGCGCCCTGGAGGCGAAGGAGGAACTCCGGGCACAGATCGCGGAGCTGGAGCCCAAGGCCGAGAAGTGGTCGCGCTTCATGGACGCCGACGGGCTGATCGGCATGACCGCCCTCGCGGACATGCTGGGGGTCCGGGTCGGGGACATGACCAACTGGCTGGTGGACAGCCACATCTTCCGCAAGCAGACGTCGCACGGTGAGCTGCACTTCGAACGCCCCCGGAACATGCCGCGCCTGTCGTACCAACGGTCAGGCCTGTTCACGGTGAAGATCGAGGAGAGCAACTTCGTCAAGTACCCCGTGGTGTACGCCACCTCCCGGGGCGCCGACCTGATCTCGGACCTCTGGTCCGCGCGGAAGAATTGAGGGACACACCATGACAACGATCACTGAACAGCAACTCGTCACCCTCATGCGGATCATTCACGCGGCAGTACAGGCCAGTCGGGAACTGGATGCAGCCAGGGCTGCACTCGATGACGCGGCTGCCGATCGGGACGCGACCAAGTTCGCTCTGAGTGAGGCACTGGAAACCCTGGACCTGAACGTGAAGACGTTCTTCGAGGTGTTCGGCTACTTCGACTGACCCGGGGCACAGAACGGCCCCCTCCCTATTGCGCCGGGGAGGGGGCCTCATCGTGTTCTCAGGGGCGTACGGCCAGCAACGCGCACAGAGCCAGTCCGACCACGTTCGCGGCCACGAGAAGAGCGCCTGCGGGCTCGGCCCACATGGCCTTGAGGTGAGCTGTCACGGGGTGCCTC